CTTTCCACCCTTGCGACGAAAGAGCTGGCCGTTGCGCAGCGTCTCGCGACCCAATCGACTATCTCGCAAGCTACAGCGACCACGGCTGCGTCCATTGGTCAAACTGCGATGACTGCGACCACGAAGACCCTGGGTGTCGCTATGGGGCTTCTGGGCGGCCCTATCGGTGCGATAACCACTCTTCTTGGGCTCGGTCTGTTGGCTTGGTCTAATTGGGGCAACGCGGCAGAAGAAGCGGCAGACAAGACTGAAAAAGCATTCGCACGCGCACAGCGTGCGAGAGACGGTTTAAGCACGGCGGAAGACGTTAAGACGGGCAAAGAGGCGGTTGCTCAGACGAGCACGGACATGGTTAAGTATCGCGACGATGCCGACTTCGCGCGCGAAAGAATTAAGACAAGGGCGGATCATGGAGCGGTAGATGCAAAAGCAGATGCCGCTGACTTGCGTGCCGCAAAAGCCGCAGATGCAAAAGCTGACGCTGCTGAAAAAATGCTCAAGCAGGAAAGAGTGTCGCTCGCTCTTTCGGAAAAGACCGTTGAGGAGTATGAGAAAAAGAAAAAGCTTGTGGTCGAAGAGAATCAGGCCAAGGCGGAGTCCGACGCTAAAAATAAGGCGATTAGCGATAGAGAGTTGGTAGAGAAGGATGCTCGCAGAATCGCGTATGACACTCGCGCAAAAAATGACAAGTCTAACGCTTATATAAACTCCAAAGAAGGCAAAGCAGAGCATAAGTGGCTCAACGAGTTTAAGACGACTAGCGAAAAAGCGGCCATCGCAGAGCTTGAGAAGAAGAACAAGGATCAAGGCAAGACCCCAGATGGCAAGGGCGGCTTTGCTCCGCTCACTGACGATGCGAAGGTTAAGCGCGAATTCCAAGACCCATACCAAAAGGCCATGGCGATCGCCGAGGGCAAGAATGAGATTTCCGCACTCAAGCTCAAGTCTGCGACGACTGGCGAATCCACGTTCAGAGAACAGGCTGAAGCTGAATTTAAAGCTCAATGGTCTGCCGGTAACTTCGATCTTGGCGGCGAGGCTAAAAATCGTCAGTTCTTGAAGAAGGGCGCTAAGAAGCACAACTCTAAGGACGGCTACAGCACTGAGGAGCTTGACGTTCATAGTCAAACTCGCATCACTCATGGTGGCGTGAAGAAGACTGGCGAACAGTTCTACGAAGAGTTTATCAAAGCCTTCATGGGTAAACTTGAGAACGTATCTTTGCTCAAGGGCATGAATTCGGCCAACGAAATGCGTGCCGCTGCCGGTGTTCGACTTGAAGACTCTAAAGAATTTCTGAAGAGTGACGGTCACGAAAAGATCAACGCTTCCGACGAAGCGCTGAAGAAGGACTTTAAACGCCGCGAATCTGAGAATCCGGAGCTTTTGAAGAACGCTGACTACTTGAACAAGAAGGCTTCCGCTCTTGCTGATCAGCTTCAGGCGACGACGAACATCGAGCTTGGCAAATTGCTCGCCGCAAGCAAGCACCCTGAAGAGTGGGATAAGAGCAGTGTTTTGTCCAAAGAGCAGAAAGAGGTTAAGAAATACGAGAAGGACTTTGGCGAGAAGACGGAATCAACGGTCAAAGGCATCGCTGAGTCGAAAGAGCTTGGCAAAGTCATGGCTGACAACATCGCAAAGCTGAAAGAGTCTGCGAGTCTTCAAGCGATGGGCGGCGGCTCAAGGGCTAAAGCTGACAAGGATATTGCTGACGCCGAAAAAGCTCTTCAGCAAATGCTGGACAATACCAAGGGTCAGGAAGAGAAATACGCTCAACTGGTCAAGGAGGCCGAGGATGAAAAGTCCAAGCTTCTGAAAACTGCGCTCGATCATCAGGTGGCGGCGTGGAAGAACTCGATGGACGAGATCACCTCTTTGAAATCGAAGTGGGGCGGCGCAATTATGACCGACCTTGAGAAGCTTGTTCAGGGCAGAAATGCCAACGGCACCAAGATGAACAACAAGCAGCGTGGCAACATGGTTCGCGGAACGCTTGCGGGCATGGCTACGGACACGAGCAATATGCTTCTTCACAGAGCGACTGCTCCGCTCGTTGGGGGCGCTGCCGATGCGCTCGGTAACGGCGCAATGAATCTGTTCGGCTTGAACAGAGAGTCGGGCGTTGGCGGCGCGCTTTCGAGCATGTTTGGACTTGGTGGCAAGACTGGCAAACCTGACGGCACTGCGACAAATCCAATCGTAACCGTTCAGGGAACTGGCGTAGGCTCTGCGGTGGCAAACGCAGCAACAGCACCTTCCGGAATGCTTGCGACGGCGCTGACCAAGGTCAAGGATGTTGCGAGCGGCTTGTGGGGCTCACTGACTGGAACAAAGGGCGCTGCTGATGGGTTGACTTCTGCGGTCGGAAACACTGTTGCCAAAACTGCGTCAGAGCTTACCGGCATAACCGCCAAGATGACTGCGGAGCAAACGGCAACGCTCTCTCTGACGAACCTTGCGACAGCAGCGTCAATGGCGGCAACTTCAATGGCTGGCGGTGGAGGTGGCGGTGGTATTGGCGGGCTTCTGGGCGGCTTTATTGGTGGCGGTGCATCGGGTGCAGCAGCCGGGGCGTCCGCTGGTCTTACCGCCGGCACCAATGTCGGAGTAATGGGTAATCTGAGCGCGTCGGCGATGTTTGCGAATGGCGGCATTATGACCAACTTTGGACCGGTGGAGTTGAAGAAATACGCAATGGGCGGTATCGCGAATTCTCCGCAACTTGCTCTTTACGGCGAGGCCGGCCCAGAAGCATACGTTCCGCTGCCAGATGGTCGAAGTATTCCAGTGACCATGAAGGGCGCGGGCGCGACCAGTTCGTCCAGACAGCAGGGCAGTGGTCAAACCGTCAACATTTCGGTGGTGGTAAACCAAGCTGCAAGCGGTAGCCCAACGTCTGCAACTTCGTCCACTCCTGGCGCTAATACATCGACTCAGATGAACAATTTGGCTAACAACCTGTCCGGTTTGGTGAGACAGGAAATTATTGCTCAATCTCGTCCAGGCGGTTTACTTTACAAGTAAGTCAGTAGTGAGTTATTATTAGCTCCATGGCTAGACCGATATTTACATGGAGCCCCGATCTGGGCGCAAGACGAAACTCGAAGCCCGCCGTCAAACCCACAAAGTTTGGCGACGGCTACGAAGTCCGCGTTGCAAATGGTATCAATACCGCACCCGCTAAGTGGACGATGCGCTTTACGCGCAACTACGCAGAAGTTGGTGCGGCATTTGCCTTTCTGGAAATTCAAGCTGGCATTACTTCGTTCACATGGACTGATCCGCTGAACGTGACCGCTGTTTACATTTGTAGAGAGTGGGACATGGCGCAAAACCAGTTCGGTGTTTACGAGTTGAGTTGCGTTTTTGAACAAGTGTTCGAATTTTAATGGACATTAACTTAGAAATTCAGTCACTTTCTCCGTCTTCAATGATGGAGTTTTTCGTCTTGGATATGACTAACCTCCCAGGCGGAACTGTTTCATATTTTCACGCAGGCACAAACAAGATGACGCAGCCTGTAGTGTGGCAGGGCAAGACGTATGTTGCTCTCCCAGTAGAGGCTACCGGATTTGACATTTCAACTAAGGGCGCTCTGCCTCGCCCAAGAATCAAAGTCGCGAACGTCAACGGTATGTTCTCGGCGCTTGTTGTCGCAAACGCAGACCTTATCGGCTGCAAGGTGACTCGCAAGAGAACATTCGCCAAGTATCTTGACGCTGTAAATTTCCCAACCGGCGTGAACGCGACCGCAGACCCATCCCAGTTCTTCCCAGACGACACATGGATTGTCGATATGAAGATGGCTGAGAACAAATACGTTGTTGAGTGGGAGCTTTCATCTTCGCTTGACGTTCAGGGCGTAAAGCTTCCGTTTCGTCAGATCATTCAAAACTGCTGCACTTGGACTTACAAGGGTGCTGAGTGCGGCTATGTTGGCACCGCCTACTTCAATACTAATGACGTTGCGACAAGTCAGGCAAACGACTTCTGCTCGAAGCGGTTGAGTTCGTGCAAGTTGCGATTCCCAAACAAGCCGCTCCCATACGGCGGATTCCCTGGAGCGATCAGATATGGCTAATGACATGCTGGAAGCAATCAAGCTTGAGGCGGTCGCTCAATATCCTAAAGAAGCTTGCGGCCTTGTCATCAAGAGCGGCAAAGGCTCGCTTACGCTCGCTTGCAAGAACGTTGCCGAAGACCCATACGAGAACTTCATCATTGACGTGGGCGACTATTCTGCTGCCGCTGATCAGGGTGAGGTAATTGGCGTTTGGCACACTCACATTGAGCGCTCCGCAATGCCCTCAGACGCTGACCGAGTTAGCTGCGGAAGAACCGGACTGCCTTGGTATATCGTCGCCGTGTCAAAGCGCGATGGCGAGTTCTTTTTCAGCGAGCCAGAAAAGCTCATGCCTGACGGCTTTGAAATGCCATATCTGGAGCGCCCATACGTCTCAGGCGTATTTGATTGCTTCGGTCTGGTTCGTGACTTTTACAAGCGCGAGTTTGGAATCGAGATTCGCGACTATCCTCGCGTTGAGGCTGACGGGACGATGGGCTACAGCTTCTTTGCTGACCGATACGCAAAAGAAGGGTTCGATACCGTCATTGGTAATGATTACAGACGCGGCGACGTGTTGATCATGCAGATCGGCAGCCACGAGCCTAACCACCTTGGAATTTATGTGAGAGACGGGGTGATGATGCACCACTCTCAAGGAAGGCTTTCCCGCGAAGAGGTCTATGGCGGCATGTATCTCAAGCATACCGTTCACCATCTTCGCCACAGAGGTGTGAAATGCTGACCAAAGTCATTTTAGAAGGCGCAATGGGCAAGGAGTTTGGTCGCGAGTGGGAACTTGACGTTCAAACGCCTCGCGATGCTCTGAACATCATTAACGCGAACAAGCCGCACCTGTTTCACTGGATGCGCGACAACCTTGACGAATACTCAAGCTATTCCGTCATCTGCACACGCGCAGACGATACCGAGAGCGAGCTTGAGGAAGGCGAACTGAAGATGAATCTGGAGGTGAAGCAGATTCGCTTCGTTCCTCTGATTGCCGGTGCGGGCGGTAACGGCAAGGCGATTCTTGGAATCGCAATGATTGCCGCAGCGATTTGGCTTGGCCCTGCCGCAATGGGCGGAACCGGTCTGATGGGCGGAGGCACAGCGCTTCAGGTCGGGATGATGGGCGCGTCTTTGCTTATGTCAGGCGTGGCAAATGCTCTATCTCCGATAGCTAATAGCCCACAGACCACTTCTCACTACTTTAATGGCCCCGTCAATACGGTCGGTCAAGGTGCGCCCGTTCAATTAATTTATGGAAGAACGATGGTTGGCTCAAATTGCATTTCAGCAGCCCTTACGGTTGCTCAGGTCGTTATCCCTAACTCATCTGTCGCAAGCGGCGGCTTCGTCACGGCGCTTGGCGTTGGGCTCGTTGCGGCATCACTGATTCGTCCTGGAGCATAGCAATGGTTGATATTGGACTTTCTGAAAATGAACTGATGAACATTGCCGGGGCTGGTGGTGCCGGTAAGGGAGGCGGGGGTGGCGGCGGCGCGATCATTGCTCCCGACAATCTGCAATCGAATGCGATGGTTTCGATCCTTGACGTGATTGGCGAGGGTCAGATCGGCGGTCTGGTTGCGGGCGCTCAGTCTATATTTTTCAACAATACGCCTGTTCAAAACGTGGACGGGAGCTGGAACTTCTCTATTCAAACGATTGACCCAGTTACGGGATTGACGCTGACAACTCCGACTGGGTTTGCGTATGATTTCCGCGACGGTCAGCAGTCACAAGTGCCAATTTCAGGATTTACGGACATTGAAACTCCGCGTGTCGTCGGGGTGAAGGTTGTCGCCGGTCAAGCGCCCGTAGTTACATCGGTTACGAATCCCAATACTGACGCGGTGAGATTGATTGTATCGACTCCATCGTTACAGACTCAAGACACCACGAACGGAAACGTCAGTGGATCAAGTGTGTCGTTCCAATTTGACGTGTCAACAAACGGGCTTGCGTATAGGTCACTGTCTGGCCCGCTTACGATCTCTGGCAAGGTTAGCTCCATGTATCAGGCAGCTTACCAGTATGCCCTTCCAAAAACGGATATAAATGGCAATGCTGCGACATTCTGGAACATCAGCATGACGCGCATTACTCCAAACTCACTGGTGTCAAATGTCTCGAACGACATTAT